GTTGTCCTGTTCAGTTTGGAGCAGTCCAGGCTCCCCTAAAGAGTGCTTCATTCCATTATCACTATAGTCCTTGTCCGTTACTTGAGACTCGCCACCCGGCTCATTCTGCAATTCCAAGGAGAGGGGTGGTGGGGTGGAGTTGCGCTCTGGGTAACCGATGGGATAGTCAGAGGTGTCCTTCAGGATTTCCGGGTAAAATTGCTCCAAGGCTTCACCTGGATGCATGTAGGTTAGGGCCAGCTTATGAGTAGACGCAGTTTTAACGTCACCGGCTGTTTTTTGACTGAAATCAGTTCCGCAATTCCTACAACGGAAGTGTTCACGGCCACCAAGGTTCCCCATTGAAACACCAGGGCCAGCGCAGTTAGGGCAGAACACCCCGTCTCCATGGGTATCCTCCTGCTCAGTGCGGGTCATAACTTTGAAACTATCCTTGCCGTATGGTTGAAGAAGCCCTTGCTGTGTTAGGAAGGAGAACACTGCTTTGACATTGTTCGTCATGTGGGATATGAGTCGCATCAAGTTTTCTTTAGAGAGGTACTCCCCCTCATGCTGCTCTATCAGCCGGTTAGCCGCAGAGCTAACAGCCTGATCGGCTGCCTTCTTGTTTGCGACCAAATCCTCTGCGTGATCTGTTTCCTTAGTGGGTTCGTTCTTAGAAGCAAAGTCAGATTTGAAAGTCTCTCGCATCTGTGTATACCCATTAAGAACCTCACCACTTGCTACTTTCTCTAAAAAAGCTGCCATCCTGGCTGACCCAAAATGCACCGGCTCCTCTTCAGTCGGTTGGGAACCGGGATCCTGAAAATCTTCTTGTGCTCGGGTTCCGGTATTAGGAGAGGTGGGAATTCTTACCGAACCGGCATCCCCAGTGGCGGTTCGATCAGTAAAATTTTCCTTATTCCCCGTTCCGGCTGAGGAGCACTCTCCCTGGCATCCAGGAGTCCCACAAATTGGGCAGTAGCCTTCGTAAGGCCCTACTTCAACAGCAGTCTTGCTACCAGCGGTCTTTTTTTTTAATTGTATAGTCAATTCGTCAAAAACACTAGACTCTTCAGGTGTGATCTTGTCAGCCAAAATCAGTGGCAGAGCGGCGGCGTTTAGGCGAATCCACTTAGATTCCTTGGGGAGGATATGCCCACTTCCAGGCTGTGGAGTGGGTGCGGGAATCTGGCCTCCAGAGAGTTCCAACTCCCCGTCATCACTGACATACATATCACATTCCCCAAATGAATGGGCTAGTTTGTCCAGGGACTGTTGAGCTTCTGGGGAGAGCTTATCCTCATCCCAGAAACCGGTGCCGTGGCCGTTACGATTCAACCAAAACAGATGCCCCGCTTGATCGGAACTCAGGGCGTCCAATTCTGGACCGGCCATCTCCATGAAGGCTGTGCAATCTTCTTCAGCTTTTCGAAGAGCTTCGGTGGAGAAATCCTCAATAGAGAATTTTCCTTCTCGATCCAGCGGTTCACCCGTTTCATCCGTTCCGGTCCACACTGCGGCTTCCAGATAGGCTGTAGTGAACTCATCGGGGCTCATCTTCATGATGGCGGCAATCTTTGCCAGTTTGTCCAGTTTAGGGTAAACATTCTCTTTAGACTGAAACTCATAAGCTGGGCCAAGGTGATCGTGGGTGATGTTCACCGCATCCAGTTTGATTGCGTCTTCGGCTAGCGTATCAAACAATGCGGAAAGACTGGGGTTGTAGTAGGCGGAGAATACAAGGTGACGAACCAGCAGAGTCAGTTTGGGGACTTCCTTAGTGAAACGGAATGCATGAAGATCACGAACGTTACCCCAGGCTGGCTGGAAGATAACGATGCACCCCATCTTTCCGTCCGCATCCTTGAACACCTTATCCTTGTATTCATTAATCTCTTTCGGAGTCAAATTGTCAAACTCGCTCGTGCTGAGTCGGTGCATCTCCAGGTAGGAGGCATCCTCTCCATCGAAGAGACGGATAACCGCGCCCTTGAGGAGCGGATCAGGAATCTTATCCATTTCATCCATGACAGAAGCTGGGATCACCATCAATTTGCCAACGTAGAGGTCTTGTCTGAGACCACGGCGACTGACATCAATAGACTGAATCTCACGAGAGGACTGAGCCTTCTTCTCGGCATCAATGAGGCAAGCGACGACACCCTGAAGGATGCCCTCCAAGCCTAGCGTTGTGAATGATTTTTCTACTCGTGCCATTATTACCTCTGAAGAAAACTGGAATCAATTTTTTCGGTTTGTTTGCGAAGCTCTGGTTCCATCTGAGTTACCGTGTCTCGGAAATTACGGAGCAGAGTGTTGGTTTGATCTTCGCTGAATCCGGAGTCTTTGGCTGACTTTCTAACCGCACCGGCAAGTTCCTGGAAAACGAACTGGAACTTCGGACCATCAAAGTTCAAGAAATCCTTCTTAGAAAGAAGCTCAGACTCACTGAGGGTCTTAGAGAGATCTCTGAGAGATCTGATCTGTTCGGTATAGAGCTTCTGCTTGTACATATTGGCCTGAGAGAGCATACTCATCTCCCCCGTGACCACGGCAATCTCACCGGCAATCAGTCGATTAATTTCGGATACGGGCTGGCTGGGGTCATTAATTTTCCCCAGAATCTCAACCATACGCTTTGACAGTTCCCCCTCAGAGGGCTTCCCAGCCGCCTCTGTGGACTGAACCGTAAAAGTGATTAATCCGTCTTTTTCCATTTAGTCCTCGATGTTGATTTCTGACGAACGAGTCAGTTCCACATCAGTATCTGCCTGCTCTGGCACTTCCTTATACTCGATGGGGCTATCTTCTCCGGTGTCAAGAAGGTCAAACTCAAATAGAACTTCACGCCCGTCTTTCACGCCTTCGTGAGCGATATGTTTAGAAGATACGCGATCCATCCCAGGGAATGTCAGGAGCGTCCCACCAGTCAAACCGCAGTGCATTCCGTTTCGATAGGAGCAGGAGGCACACTTACTCTCACCAACAATGGCATTTCCAGTTGCTAGCTTGTTTTTCAGCAGAGTGCAGTCAACCGCAGCCAGCACCACTTTTGCACCACTCTTCTTAAGGCCCGTAATGTAGCGTTTAATCGCAGCCATTGCAGAAGTCTTACCATACTGAGCCGCAGCGGTCTTATACACATCCTTAAGGGGGATGCCTGAACTGACCATAGTGCCAATCTCTTCAACACTGGCCTCTTTGTGGACCATAGACTGCTTATCACCAGCAGTCCTGACCACATACTTTTCAGTATTCCGGCTATATGGGAGGGCCTGGGCCTCTTTTTCCCCACCTTCGTGCATCTTGACTAATGTGGATTTCAAAGTTCCGGCAATTTTTATATCCTTGGCCTTCAAATTTGCCTTGACCACAGTCTCAAGCTCTTTGGCCGAAGCAACAATGGGGCGGCTATAAAGGGTGCAATTACCGCAATTGTTATACTTGCATCCGGGGCAAGCGGCAATCTTTTTAACTGACATAGCGTTTAGATGACCGTTCTTCTGGATCTCCTTAGCAGATGCCACACAAGAATTCATGTAAAAATTAGGCTCCAAATAGGCCAGTCCAGCCTGCCCAGCCTGATCTTTAAGAAACTCAGTTGTGGTCTTCTTGTCATAGACCTTCAGAGCCGACTCGGCCATCTTCTCCATCATACCCGCCACACGACTGGGTTTGTGTCCCAAACTCAGTAGGTAATTGACACGATTTTTGATTTCTGCATCCGTGAGCACATCAAGCTCGTTATGCTGCTCTACGGCTCCAAGGGCTTTGAACGCATCAGCAAGAGCAGAGTCTCCGGTAGTCGCGTCCCTGATGGGTTTAGTCTCACGACCCCCAGCAGCAGTTCGGCCAGAAGGAACAACAGTGTGCTCGGACCTCCCCCCAATTTGGTCAAGGAAGGCGTTATCCACCTGGGACGAGGCATCAGTGAATTGCTCATCCATCTTCTGAGGCTTTTTTAGGCCAATATTCCCATAGTCGGGTTCTACATCCTGAAGGAAAGAGTCGATAAGAGAGAATTGCTTGTTGTCGTCCATTAGGGTTTACCTTTTTAGAAATCGAGTTGGGCCAGGATATCTTTCAAATATCCATTGGGATCTTCAGGGTCGGCTGCGGAAAGTTTTTCGTTGAAGTCCACTTCTACTGAAGACACACGTTTCACTTTATCCCCGTCCACTTTCCATAAATCCTTACTGCTTGGGCATTCGAAAAAGTTTCCAGCGACCCTGATGAGCCCCATCGACGCAGCCTTCTTCAACCCTTTATCTGACGCTCGTTTCGAAGACGCCAGCTTCTGGGGCTTGCCAGATAGGTAGTAAACTTGCTGGTTAATATCGGCTTGCATGGGTGTGCGACTCCATTTCATTAATGGGTCAGATAGTCTTTTTTAGCGATGGTCTTAATTGTTCGCACGAGACAGAAGGAAATGATCAAATTCTGGGGCTGCTACGTTGATTTCGAATTTCCCCAGCATGTCTGGGTCTCTTCGGTAAATGGGGCATATCTTGGCACGTTCTCGCTGGCTCAGGCCCCTTCCCTGTGCGGATGCCTTGTCAATTAAGCCGAATACATAGGCTCCTAGGGCCAACGTAGGAGATTCCTTGGTGGCTAGGAGGGTTTTAGAGAGAGAGGAGAGGGCTCTTCTCACATCGGGACGCTTTACCCCAAAAGCCAACGCCACAGTCTTGAAAGAACGGGTCTTAGCATAGAGGTCAATCATATCCGAATAAGGGATGGGGGCGGCAGACTCTTCCGGTTGAAAATTCACCATATCAATGGTCCCTAACGTCTGGTTTATCTTTTCCTTTGAAGGGATACCCATGAGAATATAGGTGCCTAGACGTTTCATGGCTAGGCGCAATTTGAAACTGCAAATTGTCTGTGTGGAACCGTGAAGTCGCGCTATAGACCATTGGGTTTTACTAAGCAAATAGTAGGATAGGAGCAGTTCTTGGTCTTCGAAACTCAAAAACTTCAGATATTCCATAAATTTGCCAAAATTGTCCTGGATGTAGGATATGGTACTTTGAGAGACCATATCTGCCTGAGTTTCCAAGGAAAGGGTGTGGTCTCCCTGGTAGTCATCGGGGTCCAAGAGCATAGCCCTAGATGCTACAATTGACTCAAAGTACGGGCTGTTCTCCGCCAAGTTAGCTCCTTTCAACACTTACGTGCTGTACTAGTTTTTTATTACGTCTGGTTTCCCAGCCTTTTAACACGTTTTGACGCCGAAGTTCTACTTGAACAGGGTCAGGGTCATGAAGACGTTTTGCGGTGGCGGCAGCAATATTTGCAGCCCCATCTCTACTTTTGGGTTTTCGCATACTGGCTGATCTAGCCTCGTGCGTAGCGGGGTCTGCCCATTCGGCTTTCTTTCTTACGGACTGGTCTGCTCTATTGTTTTCTGACATGGTTCGTCCCTTCATAGCCTCGACCCTAGCCTCCTTGGTCCCCTCAGGCCACTTGCGGCCCCGCATGAACCCTCCCTTGGCCTCTGGGGCTACGTTGTAGCCATTCTGGTAAGAGTCATAGGCATGGATGGCTCTGGTCTCGAACATCTCGACATCCTTGGCCTCGCACACCAGCAGGATCTTGAATTCGAACGCAACTTCACCGTGCTTATCGAAAGACCTCTGGAGCTTGAGTGAATGATGAATACCTTTTCGCAGTCCCCACAGGTGCCTCCCCATTCGTTTCGATAATTCAATTGAGGAACCGATGTAGTATTTACCAGTCACACTGTTTTTTATGTGGTAAATACCAGTTTCGTACGGTTGTTTCTTATAGATTCTTCGTGCGCCCAAATCAAGCTCCTTAAGATGTGATTCTTCTGTATATTACTGTATAAGCTAAACTGCGTGAGGGTAATTTTTACCTATCACGCAGTTTAGCTTAATTTTGTGATGCATTACATCATGCATTTTTCTTCGGCTGGGGCAACTGGGGGCTCTCCAAGATGCTCTTCAGCCAATTCAACCTCATCTACTGGTCCCTCAACTGGTTCTTCAGCGGTCTCTCCAAGATTAAAGCCAAGATTACCAGAAAGGTTCTCAATTGCGAGAGCCACTTCATCTACGGCGTTATAAATCTCGTTTAGAGCTT